TTTTTATATCGACGATCAATACTCCTTTTAGTCCAGATACACCTTCTTTTTTAGCTTCTTCAAGAAATTGCGAAGCAAGTGCGTCATATCCGGAAGCTGATTCAGCGTCAATGGCAATAATCAAATAGCCGTTATCGGTAACAACAGCCTTTTCGCAGGTGAATCCTGTGATGGTTTCGATGTATTTATCTGCACCAGTTACCTCTGTCTTGCTTTCTCCGCATGAAAAAGCAATGATTAGAATTAATGAAAATAGGATGTTTCTCATAATCATTTATTTTAGAGTATTGCTATCTTTTTTGTTTCATCATTGTATTTTACAATATAAAATCCAGATTGGAGTGGTATTGATACATTGTTTTTCACTGATGAACTAAATACTAATGTGCCGTTTATATTGTAGATTGAAACATGAGTATTTTGAACTGTTTCTAAAACAATATTTCTTCTAATAACTCTTATATTCACATTATTAAAGGAAACACATTCGTTGTCAACAGTGTTTTGGTTATATTCCTTAATGTTTTTGAATTCACTCCAATATTTTGATTCCCAGGCATATTTATTATACATTCCATTAGGAACAAATAATTTGCATTCAGTTTTGGTTCGTTCATCAAATGAGTCATCTTTGATTGAAAATGGAACTCCTGTACAATATATTTTATCTATATGACAACCTCTAAAAGCATCACTTTCTATATAATCCATTGATTCTGGGAATATGATTTCTTGTAAGTTTTTACAATTGTCAAATGAATGTTTTAATATAGCGCATTTGCTTTTTATAGTTAATTTATTAATTCCTATACATCCATAGAAAGAGTATGGCCCTATCCATGTTACAGAGTTTGGAATATCTATTTTATTTAGTTTTTCACACCCCCAAAATACCGAACCTGAAAATGTCGTTATTTGTTCAGGTAAAGTGATATCAGAAAGATTTGTACACATGTAAAAAGACTCGTATCCAAGTGCCAATGTTTTTTGTGGCAGTATGATAGATTTTAGATTAGTGCAATTCTTAAAGGCTTCTTCCGGTATGACATTGTCTTCATCTCCTTCTCCGTGAATATAAGAATCGAACATATCTACATATTCTAAAGATCCATTTTGCACCATATTCCTAAGTACAATAATATCTTCATTGTTAATGTTGCCAGTTAATGTAATGTCTGAAATATTATTGATTTCTGTATTAATCTTAGAGAAAAGAGTACCGGCTATTTCAAGATTTATAGTTCGTTTATTCTGTGCATTTGCAGAAATAAAAATAAATAGAAAAAATAGTGTTTTCTTCATTTTGTTTGTAATTAGTTTGTTTATTGTTTGATGATTTTTATAGGACCATTGCTGTACTCCTTTGTTACGCATCCTAATACCAGGTCTATATGTCTTATGGTTTCTTTAGGAATCCGGATAGGAGAATGAATCAATCTTCCGTCTGAATATGTACTTTCATTGCTACTGTACGCGAGAATGTAGTCTTCTCCTCCATCTTGAAGTCTTTTTGTTATCCTAAACTCTGTAGTCTCAATAGAATAATTGCGTCCCCATATTATCAATCTATTATCTTCTACTCGTTTTAATGCAAGGATACTACCACTTGGATACTCAATCATGCTATCTCCATAATGACGGATTGCTGCGGTTGCTTCTGGGAACCAGTCGCCGGCGTCTATCAATTCGGAAGGAGCTATGTGACCTGAATTATCTGCGACCATTGTGTTGACACCTCCAATGCTTGCAACGTCATCATAAAAAGGGATTCGTTTTTTTTCACGAAAAGAATCTGAACTACTTTTTAAAGTAGATTCTCTTTCGTTGTTTATGGTTTCTACATTAGAAGTGGAGATTTTATAATAATATTTATTTACAATTTCTTCTCCAAAATTCTTTCGTAGAACATCCATTTGCTCAGTCGTTAAATCTCTATCGCTTTTTTCTTGCATAGAAATATTGTTTTGCTTGCAACCAAATAAAACAGCAATTTCAGATTGTGTCTTATTAACTTCTTTTCTTAAGCCTTTTAAATTATACATAACATCAATGATATATCATTTTTATTATCTTTGTGTCGGAATCAAGTTGCGGATGATACCGACTAAATTGTTAAACTGTTCCCGTAAGGGACTATATAGGCGACTTCCTCAAACCGCAACTTTGGGGTTGTCGTCTTTGCTTTATCACTATGGATGACAATAATAAACTTCCGTATCAACAGGCTACCAAAGAGTCTATTCTGAATTTAGCAATTGAACGCTATAAATCAGATGTACAAATTCAATGTGATATTTGGAATAGACGCAATGTTAACGCTTCTTTTCCATGTCATTTGAACCATCTACTTCAATATTCGGGATTAAAACTGTTATCTCCCGAAGAGTATAAGAAAGTCCAAGATGAGATAATTGAAAGCTTACATAAATTACTTTGATTGCTTAGGCATAATACCTAATCGTGCAATTCTCGAAACTAATTCTTCATATCCTATAATTTTATCTGTATCTTTTACTTTTGTGAGCAACATAAGTATTCTATTTTTCCCACTCTCTAAAACCTTGATATCTTCTGGAACAACAATCATCTCCAAAAGCACCTTAACTATTGTATTACAAGTCTCAATTTCTCCGATATTCGAAAAGTGGTATAATGAGCTTATTCTGTAATCTAAAAATCGATACTCAACTCCTAAAGGATCAGACTTAAGTAAAATGTAATAATAAAAATCAGAAATAGCATTGGTTGTTAAAGCGTTATTTCTTTCCGTGCTTATGAGTGCCGCGGTCTTAGCTTCTTCTAATTCCTTGCTTTTCTTATTTATATCTATAAATGTATATATCTGCCATCCTATTAGAATTGTCACTAACAATGATAATACTCCTACTATCACTCCTTGGTAATCAAATCCCAATTCTGCTTTATGCGGACAAGCTACACATATTGCAACTAAACTAATAAGTACAGCTACAGAACTTAATAATAACGCCCAACTCTCTTTCTTCATAACCACTCTATATAATGTACGCGAAATCGCACTAAGGTTAAATAATGTTTAAGTGCAAACATTGATTTTATTTCTTGTAAAACTATTTTTCGGATTTTCCGAACTCATATCCTAAAGCCAATGTTATTAGTGGGATAACAATCTCCCATATGTTTTTTAAATCGCCTACTATATCAGGTACTTTATTTTCACAATCTCTAAAACACCAATAGTTTATAACGACTAATACTGTTACAATTAAGATTGATACAAATCCACACATAATAGTAATTGTTACGATTGAATGTTTTGCGTTATCACCCGATCCTACAATGTTATTTATGGTTCCAACTTTCCACTCGTTAAGAGATCGTTCTTTATTTTCAGGTATATGAATATTACTGTCAAATTCCATATCATTTCTTTTTTAAAAAAGAATATTTTAAAAGTCGATTGCCTTCACTCGCATTCAATGTATAAATTACACAATTGAAATATAATATTTCACCATTATCAAGTATCCCTACTCTTAAAGGCTCAAAAATTCCACCCAATGAGTTTTCTTTCTCAAAATTCACAAATTTGAGGCTTAACGTATTATCGTTAACCTCTTCCAAAACAGAGGATTTTCTACCACCCTTGTTTACAAAATAAATTTTAAGAACAAGAGGTTTATCATTTTCTCTTAGTTCTATATTTATTTCACTATCGTTATAAACAATGATTTCACTTTGTTTTAAAATTGTAAAATCGCCTATGCTCTCAATAAAATCCACCATATCATTTATTCAATATTTCAATATTATTATCTCCGAATACGAATCTAAGCACCTGTTCTTTTTTCTCAGCTCCCATTTCTATAGACAATGTTGCCTTTATCTCCTTTTGCTCCGTGTAATCTTTTTTATTACATGAATTGTCTGGTCTGTAGTAATTAAAAAAATTACAATTCAACACTTCACTTATATTACAAAGTAAATCTGTATCAAGACTATGCTTCTGAAATACGGTTTTTTCTATATTTTGCCTTGCAATACCCAGTAATTCAGCGAATTTAGCCTTTGATAAGCCGTTCTCATCCACCTTTTTGCGGACTTCTTCTCCAATGTTTAGTCTATTGATTCTCATATTTTAAAATTATTAAAGGTTTTTTGTTAGCAGAAATTTGCGTGTAATACTTAAAGTGTTAATTAATTGTAATAATGTAATCTAAAAGTATTACATGTAATATATTTGATTACATTTGCATCATCAATCAATCACGCAACAAAGATGCAAAGATGATTGAAACAAGTAAATAGGACGAACATCCTATTTTGTCGTTCTTTGAAATATTGGTGATGCAAATTTTAAACTATATAGGTTATGGATGAAGATTATTGGCAAGATTCAAACTGTCATTTTGAAGAAATCAAGGCTATACTAAGGGTTACAAGAAACGAGGTCACGAATGAATTGGTAAAAATGAATAGCCGGTTATTCGTATCCATGTGTATGTTAGGCGCCATATTCGGTAGTCTTATTACGATAGCAGTTTTGTTACGATAAGCGTTATTATTGAACTGGCGATGGCTATTACAAGTGCCATTATCCAATTAATGGTACTTGTTTTCCATTTTTCTATTTTTTCTTGTTTCCTTTCGTTGTCTTGTTTAGCATACCCGGCCTTGCAAGATGAATCCCTTTCCCTTGTCTGTGATATGATATGCCCTTCCGTTTACGGATGTACGTAGCACTACATATCCATCAGATACAAGAATGTTGATAATATCTTGGCATGATTGGTAGTTTACGGAAACTCCAAGATAAAAGCACCTTAGTATAGTATCTTTCTCTATTGGTGTGTATTCTTTCATTTCTTTGAAAGGTTCTCGATAGTTCTCTGCTGGCTCTCAATGATAGAAAGTAAACGCTCGGAGGTGATGGGGGCTGGTTCTTCGGTGTTATATTGACTTCTAAACATACTTCCTTTTTCTCTAAGAAGCCAATCAGGATTAATATCTTCTATACTGTTTAGTATTAGAAGCACGGGTTCTATACCAAAGCTTTCGCCTGCTCGCATTAACTTGCGAACATATACCTCTGATTTTCTTATTAATACGGATGCTTCTTTAACGCTGATATTCTTTGTTTTAAGTATCTCAGCAAATCTTTCATTTATTGTCATATAGTTAAAAATACTAAATGGTATAATATTTAATACTGATTAGTATTTGATGATACCAAATAGTATTATATTTGCATCATCAAACAATCAATCACGACAAAGATACAAGATTGATTTAATAAAGTAAATAGGATAAACATATTAAAATACACGATTATGGCACGATCTTATGAAACAGCATTAGCAGAACTCGAAAACAAAAGAGGCGAGTTAGAAGCGTTGAGCACGATTAGCGAAGAAGAAGTCTGCTATGTATATAATGTAGACAGCAAGTCAGAGATCGTGAAAATCCTCTCTGATGAAATAGAAACTCTCGAAAGAGAGGTTGAATATCTCACCCCACTGGATTGGTCTAACGATCCTGTTGCCGAAATATTTGGTGGCTACGAAGCAATGAACAACTATTTATACTAACACATAAACACACACGATTATGAATATATTAGTTACTGAGAATTACAATCGTAAAGATATTTTCGAGATTGTAGATGAATATCCTCATGGTTATATAGTTTGGCCAATCGGCAGACGAAATTTTCCGTTTACAGGCTACGTGCCTCTCGCAAAGCCAACCGACGAACCTTATCATATTGATATTAATACGCTAAAAGCAATCAAGGTTAATGATAATGTCGCTGATCACATTCTTAATGAAGCCTCATTTAGAGGGGTGGATAAAGCAAAGTTTCACCACATTGTATCAAGTTTTAACCGGTAGTCTTTGGACTACTTTAATATACACACGATTATGAAAACTTCAAATTTTAGACACAAAGTATTTTGCATGGCTTACGAACTTATGAAAGCAACAGGTAAAGCGTTCGCGGTATGTCTTTCACGCGCATGGGCATTGTACCGTTTGACAAAACAAATGCACAAAGGTATCGTATCATTCGCCTATGAAAAGTCTGATGGTTCACTTCGCAAAGCCAAAGGTACGCTTAAAGACATTCAGAATCTTATCAAAGGTACTGGTTCTGAAAACTACAAGACGGTTCGCTATTTCGATATTGAGGCGAACGGATTCAGATCGTTCAAAGTAGAAAACTTCATAACGATTTACTAAAGCAAAGGGCATGAGCCGAAAGTGTTCGGCTGGTGAAGAAAGGCGTTTCTGACCGGGTTCGATTCCCGGATGCCCACAGTAAGTTCTTTGTCTTATTTCAACCTTAGCACTCGCAGAAATGGAGTTTAAGCGAAAGGATTACAAAGTATAATGTATAAACGTGGTGAGCTTTGAGCCATGACCCACAGGGATACATTATAGATAAAAGAATTGTCAAAGGGGCAAGTTCCTTGCGGTGTTATGTGTCAGACATTGGTTAACCGTTGCCTCTTTTCAAAATACAACCTGGTTCTGAAAGCGTGACGCTGCCTATCGGATGGGCTGCCGGGTACAAATAAAATAAATGATATGGAAGTTTTAGGTGTATTTATATTCGCAGGTGGTGCTTTTGGAGCACTTTTTTTTCATCAATATGCCGATGGTTACAAACCTTATCTTATTATAAGAAACTTTTTAATAGCTGTCGCTATATCAGGTCTTATAGTTTTTGCTATAGGCCTTTATAGGTACTCCAAAATGCCTATTTATGAATATAAAGTAAGTGCGCATTATATTGATGGTAGCACAAAGACGCTATTATTTGATAGTAAATATGATCCTAAAATAAACGCGGCTCGTGGGACATATTGGATTGAATACGGCGCATATACAGAACTTGGCGTTGTGAGGTTTGAAATAATAAGCAAGAAGAAAAGATAATTAAAATATCATAGCACATGAATTACAACATTGAACTAAAACATCAAGAAAAAGACAATCAATTGACAATATCCATACATGTTGAAGATTTGCCAATCAATTGTCTGAAAAATTTGGAGTACATAAAAGAAGATGCCGAGAAAGCGGTTACTTCTTACTTGGACCTTTTACGCGGAGAGAAAGTTAGTCATGAAAAGTCTCCAGATAATCAGTGAAGCATTTCAAAAGGAACAAGAAATTTTTAAAGACATCGTTTTCTTGCGGAAACGTTTTAATTATACACCCTTTGCATTTATTTGGCAGATCTACCAACTCTCTATTTAAAGGCAGATTTGGATCAAATGAATAAACCAAGTGGGTAAATTTTATAGCTTGTTCATATAACGGTTGTCCATCAAGAAACATCTTGCTTATTGGTGGTTCAAAGGTGTTATACTCGTCAAGTAAATCTTCGACTTTAGAACGAATGTCTTTAGCCATGCTCAGGTACTTTTCTGATTTCATACTTCTTAATTTTTAAAGTTTGCACCACAAAGTTAAGAAAACCCTCTGAAGAGGCGCGAAGCTACTGATCGAATCAGCCGGAGGGCACAAATCAAATCAAACAGTCATGAAGGTAATTTTTTATTCAAGAGTGCAGCTAATTTTATTCATCTGCGCAGTACTGATGTCGGCTACCTGTTTTGTTGGCATGTTCTTTAATCCGTTTCACGTATTAACATTCGTGATGTCGGTTATTCTAATGATCGCCATTTATAAAGAAAAAAGTTGGTAACTATTAATAATAATGTATATGGAAACAAAAGGTATTGAAGAAATGACAAGAGAGGAACTGATTGAATTGGTGTCGTCTCTTAATAAAGACCTCGAAAGTACAAAAAAGGACCTCGAACTTTATAAAGATTGGAAAAATCGAGAAGAAGCAGCCAAAGTGTTAGCTGAAAAGAAAATGTTGGCTATTAAGGCTTTTCTTGAAGTTGTTTAATTCGTTTTGTGTTTAGATTAGCAAAAGCAGCCGGGTGAAAACCCCGGCAAACGGGCGGGCGTATGGAATGCTCTGCACACAGCCGGAAGTGTGTATGCCGGATCGTTACCGGTTCCGTCCACATTCAATTAAATATAATCAGTTTATGGAGAAAAAAGTGGAAATTATGCCTCGTATGAGAGACTTAAAGAAAGGGAAGAAAGTAGAATTTCCTATCGATAAAGTCTGCACAGTGCGCAACAATGTTTCATTGCTTAATGCACAAGGGTACAAAAATGGACATAAGTGGAGATCGGAAACTAATGTTCCGAAAGGGATAGTTACAGTATTTAGAGATTCCTGATTCAAACTTTAAATACACACGATTATGAAAGTATTTACCGAGTTAACGCCCGAATGTGACATTACAGCACAAATGTACGCAGCCGGGTATGAAAAAAAGGAGATTGCCGTATTGAAGCATCGTGCAGTAAGTACGATAAATAACCAGCTTCAGACAGCATTTTTAATTTTGGGTGTTCGGAATGGGAGGGAGTTGGCATTAAAGTTAGCCGAGAGGATATCAGGTATCCGGTTGACGCTGGACTTTTCGCCGGCCATGAGATCATTTGTTGCTTGTGTACTTTTGATTATTCTTTGTGTTGATAGTCATTTAGACATGAAACGGCAACAAATCCGAACCCGTTCTAATGCCAATGTAGAACTTATCGCCCGTGTTCGTGTAAGAATTAGAGGGCGTAATATGCCTTTATTATATGGAACTTGACGTTTGGCAATTACAGAAAATAATAAAAGCGGCCGCGAAAGAAGCTGTCAGCGAATATGCGATCTCCAAGGATCCGGTCATTGATGAGATTACGGAAACGCAAGCTATACGACTTGGATTTGGTAGAAGGTGGTTGGCTCATCAGTGCGCTACGGGAGCATTGACTTGGAAAAGGGCTGGTGTACATAGGAATAGTCCTAAAGTTTATTCGCTGAAGAAACTTAAAGAATTGAAGGATGGTATAGATCCTTTATTGAAGTCTCTAATATAATTACTAACTAAAAATATAACAATCATGAGTTTAATCAGAAAATCAACGGAATTGAATATTCCAACAAACGTAAAGATGATGATTTACGGTCAAGCAGGTATGGGTAAGAGCACAGTAGCTTTGAGTGCACCAAAGCCTCTGTTGTTGGATTTTGACAATGGTGTTAAGCGTATGAATATGGCTCATTTGGAGAATATTGACACTGTACAGGTCACTTCTTGGAATGATGTTCAGCTGGTTTTGCAAGAAGATTTGTCTGTTTATCAGACTATTGTGGTTGATACCATTGGTAAGATGATGGATTTTATCATCACTTATAAATGTGGAACCAGGCAGCCATCTATTCGAGATTGGGGCGGTATCAATGCTGAATTTTCTTGGATGACAAGAACGCTATCAAGTCTGAAGAAACATATCATTTTTGTTGCCCATCGTGACACAAGAAAAGAGGGTGATGATACGGTGTTTATTCCTGCCTTACGTGAGAAGTCCTACAACTCCATCGTCACCGAACTTGATTTGTTAGGTTACTTGGAAATGAAGAGTGAGAGAGGAGTGCAGAGACGTACTATTACTTTCGATCCGACATCAAGGAATGACGGAAAGAATACTTGTAACTTGCCTTCAGTGATGGAAGTACCTACCATCCTTGACAAAAACGGCAATCCGACGACCAAGAATGATTTTATCTCTACTCGGATTATTGCTCCATATCTTACTATGTTGCAATCAAAAAAGGCTGAACAAGAAGCATATAACAAAGTGCTATCTGATATAACAGGTTGTTTAGAATTAGTTGCCGACGCAGCTTCAGCGAATGACTTTATCGCCCATATTGATGATTTCAACCATGTGGGAAGTTCAAAGATGAAAGCCTCAATGATGTTGGCAGCTAAGGCGAAAGAATTAGGACTGATTTTTAACAAAGAGACTAAAACTTATTCAGATGCAGCCTAAGTATAAGATATATGCTACATTATTGGATTCTTACTTCAATTACCTTAATAGCGATGTCATATATGAGCGTTATTATGGGTGGAGTGAGAATCCACCATGTACGGAAGAAGAGTTTCGGCAGAAGCAGTTTCAAGAACTGATAGACCGTATTAACCGTAAACCGTTTGACAGCGAAGCTGCCGACAAGGGTACGGCTTTTAATGAGGTCATTGACTGTATGATTGAGAACCGGAAATCTGAAACGGTGCAGGTAGAAAAGATATATTCTGATATAGGGAATGGCGAGCAAAAGGTTATAGCCTTGAAAGCCGTTTATAACAATCGTTCATTTGTCTTTCCTATATCCCTTTGTCGTGAGTTCGCAAATTACTACAAAGGGGCGTTGACGCAGCAACGTGTAGAGGCAATCCTTCCGACTGCATACGGCAATGTATTGGTTTACGGTCTGATTGACGAACTGATGCCTACCAGTGTTCACGACATCAAAACAACCGGTAGTTATACCGTGGGAAAGTTCAAAGAT